CCTAGCCTAAATGCCATAGAAGCGTAAGACATTACCGATAAGCTCAAATGATCTTCCTGGGCTACTGTAGAATACGTGAGGTTATGAAAAGGGCTAACATTCATCTTAAAGATAAGTTCAGAAAATTTGTCTGTCTTTGACCAAGCAAAGCGACCAACATCTGCTTCATCTCTAAGAAGATAGTCTAAGCTCATTTCATCTACACTTTTGTTCTGGAACGTGGAAATGACAGAATTGTCTGGCAAAAGGGACAGCATAACTGATTGATCTTTACCTTCCGAATGAACCATGCTATGAGCAAACTTGTTAGTTACAATCATAGGCATGACTAAATCGGTAGGCTTGGACCAACCAAAATATGCTGCAACTTTGTTGACAGCTCTGGCAACCCACCCCACACTTGAAGCAACGCCTCCAATAGCAGGAACACCCGAAAGTGTTTCTGCTATTGAAGCGACTCCCGCTGAAATCTTCGTGACGGGTCCTTGCTTTTCACCTTCCTGCGTGTCTTTCGGTACTTCACATCTTTCCATATCTTGACCCTCCCCGACTAAATCGGGAGTCCATAAGGACTCCCCAGTCATTCGGAGAGTTTTCAAGGCATGGGAACGTGAAGCCGTGACAAGCGATTGGGCTACGGGCACAGCGCATTGAATGTTGACAAAATTCGCGAATAGTGTACAGTCCACTATGACGTTGGAAGAACCATCGTCAAGGGGTGCAACAACATAAATCTTGAAAACTCCGAGGTCAAAGTCTGACATATCAGTATCGGTAAGATCGACGTGATCTTGGTGGTACTGAAATGGAATAGTCAGCTTTGCGGAGTTTCCCTTATTTAGGTTGAGCTTCACATGGTGGTTACCAGTTTGTGAAGCCAGGAATTCGCGCATCTTGCCATCATTGTGCAGGTCTTGATGTTCCATTGGACACCAAACCAACATGAGTCCTCCTTGCATGAATTGAGTAGAGTTTACTTTTAATTCAAGCTCCATATCGGCACGCAAGTACCGAAAGTTCTTAAGCTTATCAACTAACATTGAAGCCTTCACGAACATTGTACTGGGGTAGTTAGCCGCGTACACTGTTCGAGTAGTCTGCAAATTTTCATATGTAACAAACAGCGGAATTTCCGCTTGATCTGCCCATTGAAAATTCAAAATGTCAATTTTACGCTTAAGAATGGAGTTCAAATCGTGTGTAGTGAAATCAGTATTAGACATAGTGATATCTCTGCTCGTTTCAATAGAGGTAGTTGGTGGTGCCTGTTCGTCAGTAGTCAGTTTGGCGGTCGAAATCGTTGAGTAGCTGTCATTGTTGTTTGGCGTTGTAGCGGCTAAGTTGATACCAGCGGGAGCATAGCCACGCTCACGGCTGGGTTGACACTGTTTTTCCTGGATCGCAGGAGCGTACAGTATAACGCACGTACAATAAAGCAGCACGGTTCTCCTTCCTATGTCGTTCGGAAGTAGTCTGGTATGCTTTAAGGGTTTGCCTTCGAATTTAAAAGCAGAAATATTCACTCTCGAACAATTCCTGCCACGCGTCGTAGGCGGGCGCGTCTATTTTAAAGTCTAGCGACTGTGAAAGTTTTCTGATTTGCTTAACAAAGTCATTGTAAACAAAACGCGAATGTAACGCAAGCTCCCGCAAGGAGAACTCCACGTTTTCGCGAGTTGAAGTAGCAATCAGGTCACCTCTCACCCAGTTAGTCATATCTTTGACTACATCCAGGTCAAGCGGAGCTTTCGTGTAACCAAAGTCATTTGGTACGAAATTTCTTTTCAAGAAACTAACGTCTCTCAGTGTCCGAAAGGAAACAAGTTGCCCTGTTTTCCCTTCGTCGGTGTATGTATACCCAATATTAGCAAGAGCTTCTGTAATGGAGATTTGGTTGAACCAATCTATTACGTCTTCACTAATATTGAGCACATTATCATCACCGTAGGACACCAGAGACACTTGTTCCTTGAAATCAAATTTCATATTAATGACTTGTTTACGCGAAAAAGCATTCCTCTTGCACTGAAGGTAGGCGACTCTCATGATAATTGAATTAACAAGAGAGTTAATGATAACTGTGTAAGGGTTTCCTGAAGGCTGAGAATGAGTCTGCCTATACAATTCAGAATTTACTAACACATTTGTGGAAACTATCTCTTCCCACAAAACTGTCCGAACTAATGCGTTCTCTTCACCGTCATCGTACCACTCGTTAATGAGATCGAGAATCTTGGATAATAGCTGGTGACTTAAACTTCCGTCGAAGGAAGAAAAGTCGCCGGCTATTACACAAGGTCCCTTACTCCTTAACTTCATTGCAATACGATGCCAGTCGAAGCTGAATACATTAGTACCAACACAGATTTCGTTGGTAATTCTTTCTTCCATGATCATTTTGGCGAAAGACAGAAAGTACATCCTAAAGGCTAAAACAAAGTGCATTGGCGCTGCTTCGAAAACTCGTGTTTTCACTTCGTCTACTTTAGCTATAGGTCGGCGTTCATCTTTTAAGGTGGCTATAAAGATGACATCACCACGTCTATTTTGTTTACACGAACTTATCAGTTGCTCCACATCCTCCCGAACTTCGGGATGAATATGGTAAGATTCATCATCTCCTAACCAATAGTGTTTGCCGGTGCTGGGGTTGTCAAGATTGTAGGGGAAACCAGGTGAAGATTTACGGTTCATAGGGGCTATGAACTTATCTTCTTCGATTCCTTCTACAGCTTCTTCCAAACTCAGCACACGAGCAGCACTATTGGTTGTGAAATAATTACGAACATCTTCTGAGGCAATTGTTAAGTCACGTGTATCAATATAGACTTGGCTATTCGTTACTTTCTGTATTCCTTTGATTTTCGGGTCAACGAGCGTTCCATTAAACATAGTCGGTTTGAGATGAGCGGGTTTTGTCGGGGAAATGAACAATTGGTTGTGAAAAAGGGAGGGATTCAAACGGGTTTTGGTGGCAGAATGAGGGACTGAAGCAATATCAGCTAACTTCACTATGTCTCCTGTGACGAGTGGCTTCTGGAAAGAGTACGCATTTTCAATGTTACTCTCACCATAAGGCACTCGACCATTAAGCAAGCATCTACTATCCACATTTTGCAATGCCTTCAAGTTTCTCTCAAGAAATTCTCGAGAAACTGGAATGGCCATGCCGGTAGTTCCATCTCCAGCAACATGAACTCCAATGAGCTTGTTAGCGAATCTATGCCCTCCGAGGGAGAGCAAAGAGCCGCACAAGCCCTTTCGAGTCCACATTGTGTAGAGGACACCAGCATTTATTTGCGTTACAACGTCTTTACCGTCCAAGAGAATCTTGTACGGCAAAGTTTGTAGCGCATATTGCACAGTGTGTGTAGTACTTTCTTTAATGAGTACCTGGCCTGAGGGACCAGTCACAAGAGAAGAGCGGGTTAGAAAAGTTGCTTCATCGTCAATGAATTGAAATGAAGAGGCGTCGAGAAATTTACTTACGATGTTAGGAAAACTGGGGATACATTTAGGGAAAACGATGAATACAAGGTCAGTGTAATTACCATCTAGACTAGTACATTGCATAACGTTGATGTCACGGGCTGGGATTCGGATACTCACTTCTGAGTTTCCTTCTCCAATCAGACCCATGGCTTCAAAGCCGGCTGGCACCTGGTGGGCGACAGTCATAGCAATTGTACCGGTCAAGAAGACGGCATTACACGTGGACTTGAATCCATCCTTAAAAACGGCTAACATCTTGGAGTTGCGGTTCATTACCTTCGTAACTTGTTCAAACTGAACCAGATCACGTCGTCTGACACCAGAGTCAAATATGGGGAGCACAAGTGCGTCCTTTTCATACTTGTTCTCTGCTCTCAGGGCGACAGGGATCTTTCTAGTTTGAAGTTCCGAAGATTCTGCGACCACAACTGGGCGGAGTTTACGGGTCATAATTTCAGAGGATTCGGAAACGACTTGAGGAGTCATTTTCCGGGTTTTCAATTCGGCGGATTCTGAGACAAAACGGGCGAGAAAATGAGGTTCAAATGAATTTTGTTTGACGGATGTATGGGCGAGGACTTTACTGAGGGTATCGTCCCCGTCAAGGTTGAATTTATCACAAGCGGTACATGAAAAACAAGGTGTGATGCTATTCCCTCCAAAAAGGAAGAAACCACAATCACGGACAACAGAGAAGAATTTATAGGACAGGTATGCTACAAGAGCACCTATCCCTAAATTCAAAGACAAAACAATGGCGGTTCCACAAGAGACAGAGTTAGGAAAGTAGTGATAACGAGATGGATTGACAAGAGTTGTGAAGAAAGACATGAGGTCGTCGGCAACTTTATTAACATAGATTTTGCAATTTTCAACTATGCTTTTAAAGACGGAAGCGTACTTTTCTTTAGTCATTTCAAAGAAAACGTGAGCTGTTTTTGTAACATCGCAGACTTTTGAAACGCCAGTGTCATAGGCGTATCTGAGCCAGTCTTGAGCATCGTGGAATTTTTCTTCGATCTTTGGAACATTTTCAGTTTCCAATGATCGAAGAAGTTCCTCGAAGTTGACTGGTTCAAATAGTTTTTCAATTTCTGCGTTGAGTGCTACAACATCAGCTGAGTCACGTTCAATCTGAAATTCGTCATACATATCATCTACCAAGGCGTCGTTGTGCTTGGCGTTCTTTTCAGCTTTGTAATGCACGAGCTGCAAAACTTCATTGTAAGTCATATCAGACTTTACAACAACAGTAGTCCCATCATTGTTCATAATGTACAAATCAAAGAGATACTGGCAAGTTTTGTAGCTACCTTTCTGGTCAATAGAGTTAGCGAGAGCATATGCTTCCGTTTTATCCTTGTTAATTCTGTAGTAATAGTCATTCTTGTGTGAGACGATGTCGCCGCACTCAGGTCTAACTTTTACTTCAAAACACAGGTTAAAACGTCTCCATAATGCTCCGCGTTCCTTTATTGATTCAGGCCGGGGGCGCTTTGTGTTGCTGGAAAAGATGACAATGGG